TCTAAATTTAACTTTTGATTTTTCTTTATATTCTTCTCTTAAACCTGACATATAAATCATAACATCATCAATATCATCTGAACTTAATGTAGATAATGAACCTGTGTTAAAAGATGAATCATCATATTCTACTTCTAACTTTGGTGGATAAATTGTATGTGTATCTCGTGAAAAGAATGCAAAATGTCCAAGTCTTTCTGTGCTTCCCTCGTCTAATGATGATGAAGTATTACCAATACTACCTGAGCGTTTTACGATAAATCCTTCGTTAGCAATAGAACCACTTAATTGAAGTTTAACAATATCAGTTACATCCATTCTCATATCAGTTGTTTCGTGATTAAATGATTGGGATGCTTCATATTGATTAAACCAAGTTCCACCAGTATTATTTGAACCACTAATCCATTGTGTTCCGGTTGTTTCTCC